GCAAAGATTCAGGGTTTCTCGAAGATTCGCTGTAATTTGCACATTAAGATCATGGTCAATGGGTCACCATTTAGGTTTGGGGACATGCTAGTGTCTTACAAACCATTATGGGCATCCAAAGCCGGATCAAGTGCAAATTTTTCGAGCGCGCAATTGCCTTTTTTTTCAGGAGGAGTGTGCGCTCGTGACTTGGATTCGAATATGAGTTTAACTTGGATGAATTCAGTCACTACCGCAGAAAGCACTTTGATGACAAGGTCTCAACGATTGTCATCTCACCTCGTTTACTCGTTGAATCAAGGATGCGAGTTAACATTACCGTTTATACATTTTGACAATGCTATTACTTTGGCAGATAATTTAACAACTGCCATTGATAATAACTTTACTGAGATGAATTTGCGGTCAATGGGAACTTTGCATATGGATACTGTAGTTTCTCTACGGAGTACAGCAACGGCTTCGTCTGACCCAGTAACTGTGACTGTCTATGCTTGGGCCTCTGATATTGAGTTATGGGCCCCGACTGGACTTACTGTTCAGGGCACTGACGAGTATTCAGATGCTGCTTCGACTAAACCGTCGCAAATCGCTTCTACGATTGCATCTGCTGCTGGCAAGTTGGGTGGGGTTCCTATTATAGGTCCTTATGCTTTAGCCACGCAGATTGCTTGCGACTCAGTCAGTTGGTTTTTGCGACTGTTTGGGTGGTCTAATCCTCCGATTATCACTGGAGTACATGCCGTTACTTTGCAACAGGCTTCTTTTTTGAATCCAAATCCGTTGGTATCTTATGCTGATCCAGTTGTTGCTTTGGACCCTAAGAATGAGGTCACAGTTGACCCTGCCACTGTGGGTTGTACAAATGTGGATGAGTTGAGTGTGAAATCTTTTTGTGCTCGACCGTGCCTTGTTGAAACCAATATGGTTTGGCAGCCTAGCGATGCAACACACACTTTTTTGGGATTTTTTCCAGTCTCACCTGAGTATACTCAAGCTGTTACTGTTGGTCAAACTGAATCGCCATCAGCTAATAGTGTTAAGTATACCATGTCTCCACCGTGCTATTTAGCTCAGTTATTTGATTTTTGGCGTGGAACTTTTTGTATCAGGCTCCGGGTTGTATGTAGCCAATTTCATCGTGGTCGTTTGGCTGTTGCATGGGAACCTACGTGTAAAATCCAAGAACCTGACATAACCAAACCAAATATGATCACTGACGTTTTGGACCTGGCTTCCAGTAATGAGCTGACTGTACGCATTCCTTTTGTCACACATAAAGGAATGCTCAATACTTTGCAGGCCCCTTCAAGAAAGTTCAATGCGTCCAAAACGAACGACTGTGGTTGGGGAACAAGATCCGGGACTCCAGTTGCTGTTAGTGGTGTTGATTACGCTGATTTTTACAACGGGTTTGTCTATGTTTACGTTCTTAATGAGCTTCAGGTCGCGGATACCAGTGCCGATGCTGTGGTTTTGGTAGAAACATGGATGGAGGATATGACGTTTGCATCCCCCAGTACTGATTTCTGTACCATGCCAACATCAGGTAACATTTCGCACCCATGGAGTTCGCGTGGGGTAAGCAATTTTTCTTACACCAATTTTACCGCACAGGGTATTGAAG